AATACACTGACACAAAGGAACAAGCAGTAGAAATTATTGCTGATTTATTTAGCATTTTACAAAAAGCTCGTCGTGCAGTAAATGCTTCTCAGTACACAACTGATGCTAGAAAAACTCTAGATGCAAATGACGAACGAAATGTTATTTTACAAGAATTTTACAAAAACAAACAACATACAGGAAAATATTTTGGCTTTTTACCTTATGGTGTTGCTGATACAATGGTTGGTAATTTATATAATGAGCCTTTTGACGACCCAAGTAGAGTATTTTTTAACACACCTTTAACAGGCCTTGGGCTAAGAAAGAAATCCAAAGGTCGTCCTTATAAAATCCATAAAACAAAAATGACTAAAGCAGAATTAGTCGACATCCTTCATGAACATGGTCTAAAAGGAAATATGTCGATGAAGAAAGAAGAACTAGAAAGAATTTTCAAAGAAAATGTCAAAGGAGGTAATATTCTAACCAGTGGTATTTTCAAAGAATTTGGAGATTTTGGATCAAAGTTAATTGACGAATATCCTAAAAAAGGCCTAAAATATGCTCTAGAACATCCTGATGATGTTGCTAAACTTATCGCAAAATTATTTTAATTATATAGAATATAATAATGGTCAAAAAAGTAGAATATTCATTTAAACTACGAAAAGCACCTCATCCTCCAAATCCACAAAATCATTACTGGGTCATTAATGAGAATGGTCGTAAAATGTCCAAAGATCCTCTACCAAAAGCTAAAGCAGAAGCCCAATTAAGAGCTATTTATGCAAGTAAAGCAAGAGAAGGAGGAGCATATGGAAAGAAAAAGAAAGATAAAATAATTCAAATATATTATCCTAGATCTTTTTATGATGCTGATGGTAATCTGTGGATTCCAGTTCATGAAATAGAACAAAATAATGCCGATAAATATGATCCATATCAAGATGGTGAATGGGTTTTAGCCAGTCTAAAAGAAATAATTCATCAAGGAATACCTTTTTATAAATATGAACCACTTGCTTCACCAAGTACTCCAGTTCATGAAGGAGAAGGTCTATCAGATATTCTTTCTTCAATATTCTCTTGGTTATCTCCTGATACATCAAAACATGTCAAAGGATTAGCTAAAATACCGAAGGATATCTATAAGACATCACGTAAATTCTAATTTCTATTGTTCCAATTAAATTCCTTTGTCCAATTACATGAAAACACCATAGATTTCAGTTTAAAAACGTTTTTAAACCCTTTATTACATTGTTTTCACCTAAAGACCCAAAGAAAGATATAAGAATTTAACTTATTTAATTTCTCCATTGATATTGTATCTGCATTTGTGTTGAATGACCCATCTTCTTTGACAGTTCTTCACGTTCCTTTGTTGTCTTTCCTACATTAAAACCTAATTCAGGCCTACTTATATAGATGTGTCTAAACATGGTAAGTGAGAAGTTTGGATTATCTAGAAGAGTTTTCAGCGTATTATTTGCGTATATTGTCCAACTCTGTCGTGTCCGATATTTCTTATAAGTGTGAGTCAAAAAGAGATAATTTGAATATTCGTTGTCAAATGTCTTCCGATCTTTTAGACATTCTAATATGTCATTCATCACTTTTGTAGGAATAGGGATTTCTATCCTAGAGTATTTTTTACTTGTCTTGTAGTCATTTAGAATTAAGAGGCCTGAAATATCATTACCTAGTTCATCATCAAAAATAATATAATTACCATCTCCATCGTCTATGTCCTTTAGTTGACAATTAAAGTAGTCAGCTCTCACTGGTGGAAGATCTAGATAGAGAGTCATTAACAATCGTTCTTGTCCAAATGGTAATTGTTCTTTGATTTTCTGTAATTCATCGTAGTCCATAAAAGCTAATCGTTGTTTTGTTGTTGGTCTATGCTCAGTGTATCTCTTTTTTATGCTCTCTGAAAACTTTGCTTTGATTTCATTCCACTTTTGGAATAGATCAAATTCTTTCTCTTTTAAATTATCGTTGTTATAAATGAAGTATGCCATAATTGAAGAAATAAAGCTTACTCTTGTAGAGTCTGTGATGTCCATATCTTCAACTAAATTAGTAATTTCTTCAGGTGAATGAATAATTTCATCCATATCCATTCCAGTAATGTTCATTAACTTTGTTAGTTTTATAATGTACAAATGTTTACTTGTTGGTCTTAGAAAGTGAGTATTCAGAATACCTCTGAATTGATTTGAAGGATCTAATTTACTGTTTTTAGAATTTTCCATTTTTATATAATATACAAATATTTTTTTTCCTAAATAAATAAATTATTTTTTTCATAAATATGACAAAGTAATTATTTAAAATATTCTTAATAAAATTGATTTTGATTTTTTTATTTGACCTTTTTAATAATTAAGGCGTTTAGCAATGATGCTTTTAGTAATTGCACGACCACCAACCTTTTTCACTGGCTCATCATCATACTCAGAGTACTCTGACTCAGAGAAATCGTCAGCATTGTTATTGCACTCGTCACAATCAGCGAGGCAATCATTGCAATGCTCATCGTAATCGCACCCACACTCTTTATCAGCTACACCACGTCCACGGCGACGGCTATGATGAACCTTCTTACGATGGATCTTACCAGCAATAGCCTTCTTAGCGTGGTGAACAACCGCAGGAACTAGTTTATGGAGTGCCATCTTCTTAAAACCATGATGAACACGTCTCATAGCATGACTCAATGCCCCGCCCATTGATGGCTGGTGGGCTTCATAGTTCTTATCCTGAGCACGAGCATTCTTAACAATGTCAACGGAAGCAATACCGATACGACTAACACAATCAGTTCCTGATAGAGTGTAAATACCCTGATCAACAACCTGAACGTATAACTGGAAAGTATCAGCACGAATATTGATACCTGAAACTGTAAATTGAAGTTGCTGATTATACGGACTACCAACTGAGTACTTTGACCAATCAATTGGGAGATTTGTAGAATCTATTCTGTAGACTGATCCATAAGCTCCAACGTCTACTCCCTGTATCAGAACATTACCAAACTCAGCGTAAGATTTCTGAATTCCCTGTTTAGCACCAAATTCCTGATAAAGAACAACTTCAGAGCAAGATGCGAAGTTTCCTGAGGTTACGTAGTCCATCGATATGGACTTAATACGGAAACCTGGAGCTTCTGATGCATATGCAATGTTTGAAGCATTCTGAGATTTAGCAATGAATAAATATATGCAGGAAGGAACGTACGAAAGGGGAATGGAAGGACTAGTAAAAATCTGAGTTGTTCCAACAGTGCCAAGTGTAATTGGGTTGCTGGGGTAAAGGGGCTGATAATTGGTAAGAGGGTACGTGGTCTCTTTAGGAACATCAAATGACTGATCAACAACATACTGTGTATAAAGAAGAACTGGAGAATTATTACCAACTAACTGGATAGACCCAGGAACAATAGCTTGAGTAATTCCTGTTACAGGCGTTTGTATGCACTTCACGAGACGACTACCAACATCAGCATTAGTTAAGAAATTACGAGTCACTGAAAGACTATTCAGATTAGCCCAGCACCGTGCTGATTCTGATGTCATGGCAGTAGTGGGATTAAGAATTGGCTCAGTAACAGTAAACTGAATTGTATAGGTTTGTGTCTGCTGTGGTGCTATTTGACCTAAAGCAGGAGTAACTGATACATCTGTTACTTGACACCACCGTGGAGTATTTCCAAGCGTGCTTGTTGAGAAATCACCAAAAGGATTCTTAACAGTACCTGATTGTGAGCCGTAAACAGGATTACCTGATGTAGCAGAAGCTGGATAAGTAGAGAAAATATCAAGAGCATTTGGACACATTGATAGGTCATACTCAGCCATGTCAGGAAGCTTATTAAAGGTAAGAATTTTATCAACCCAGTTCTGAGGATTAATTGTGAAAGCTTGACCATTAAGCTGAACCTGAAGCATGGTACTATTCATTAGAAGAGGCATAAAATTAGGAGCACATAGAGTCTCAAGAGTTGGTGTATAATTACTACCAGTAATGCCATTTGTTACAGAGACTTGAAACTGAATAGTCATCTGTTCAAGAAGATAATTGCTAATAAGATTATTTTCACTAAGATTAATGTTGTAGCTCGTACCTGAACCAAGAGACTGCCCAGTTGATTGCTGTACTTTGTAAGTAACGGAGGCGGCCCCGTGAGGGAGTCTCATGGTAGGTCGGCCGAACTTTTTATCGGCATTTGCAAAAATAGCTGGGTAAGAATTAACGAAATCAACAGAATCGACAGACATTTATTATATATTATATACAAAGATTATAAATATTAATAATTTAGAATTATTGGAAGAATCCTTAATAAAAATAATTTAGAATTCTTGATAAATATTTATTTCTTAAGAATTTCATCTCGCTTCTTAAGAACAAATCTTATACCACTCCATCCTTGTGATCCATTAATACTAATTGGAATTATATAATTATCGCACGTCATTATTTCGAAAAGTAATTCTATTTGCTGTAATGGATCATAACTTGGTAAATTGATTGGCATATCAAGAATATCAGCAGTTGCTATTAATGTTGCATTGTTTATTCCACTTCCTACTGTCGGGTTTAAATCTACTATCTTAAGAACTCTCTTACTTGGAGGAAGAAGAGAACTATTTGTATAACCATTATTTGCTGGAATAATTTGGGTTCTTGCGTTAGATAAGCTTCCTGATGGAATACTAATTATTAGTGAATGTGTGTCGATAAGTAAAGACACGCATTCATTTTCAGATAAAAAGTTCCACTGAGTAGTTGCAGTTGTGTAATTTGCTAATCCAGTTGTTGTCGGAATAAAAAGATAATCCATACAATTGCTAAAAGCACCTGAATAACCTGCTCTCTGTAGACCGTTTGGCGGGAGAGTCAGATCTGTATATTGAGACTGAAATCCAAAACGGAAAAAGTCAAAATAACGTTCACATTGAGAATTCATGAACAACTGAATATTTTGCTCACCAACATCAGAAATAATTGCGTCACTCATTGTTAAATTATATAATCCAGTATCTGCTTGATAAGTGAAAAATATATCATCTATAGATAAATTTCCTGTCCTTAAAATATTTGCAATTGCAGTATTTACTAGATCAAGAAATTGACTAATAGAATGAATATTCCAGTAACCACGAGGATAATTTGCAGATGAAACGCCAGTTCCATTAGCAAGAGGAGTCGTTAATGTAGAATTTTCAGAAACATATTGACAGAAACAACCCATCTGAGTCCACTTTGTAGTCTGCTGGACGCCCATTGGAAACATTAATCCAACATTTTCTATATATGTATTTGAAGAAGTGTCAAAAATAGGTGTTGCAGATGAAAGAACCACTGCTAAATTCATTCTGTTTGTCTGAAAATTGCTAAATTCATAATTTTGATCATCAAATGAAGAATTACGTAAAGCATTAAAATATGGAAGTTCACTTGCCGTTAAGTAAAGGCTTTTAAAATAAAGATTCCACTCTGACATGTGGTCGACAATGGGCGCAGATGTTAGACTAATTAAACTACTAACTGGTGTACTATTTGTTTGATTTGTAGAGCTTGTTTGCACATTTAAGACAGTCATTATACTTTTTTCATCACTTGCCATTTTGTAATATATACTATATAGATATTATTTAAATTAAAATCCTAAATAAAATATTTTTTTCTAAATATAGTATATACATAATGAGTGTTTCTTTAAAAAAAGAAAAAAGAAAGCCTTGTTGTTGGGATTTTAAAAGAGAAGAACCTGAATTAGAATTAGTTTTGACTCCTCAAAGTAAATATTATGGTAGATGGGTTTGTAAGTTTTGTAAAAAATTTTATTCAATGTGTTCGAATCCAAAGTTTGATGATTTATGGAACATGCGAATAAAATTTATCAAAGAAATTCCTCAAGAAGTTCTTGACAAAATGACAGATAAAGAGAAAGAACTTCTTGATTCTTGTGTCAAAATTAAACACATTAGTCCTGCACAATTTCAATGGTTCAAAGCAATTAAAAAGAAATATGATTTAGGTGAGGAAGAAATACCGGACTGGAAACGGAAGACAAGAGATGCATCAGTAGACACAAGTGACCTAGATATTTATATTAGTAAATGTAAAATTATAAATCCTTATAAAGAATTTTTATAATGGAATTATTACAACTCCAAATCTTCTCTCTATATCATTTAATGATTCATTTATAGTTTTCTTATTCCATAAAAGCCATCTTGACCAAAATCCTTTGGTTTCTATGTCAGACCAATCCTCTCTTGAAGCATGTCTGTCAATGTAAAGTCTTTTTCTTTCATCGTTTTTATGTTGTGTATAATCTTCGTATCTTGAGTCTCCAAATAAAATGGTCTTTCCATTTGGTAAAAATGCTCTATATTTTGGAATTACGTTATGCAATTTCTGTAGTAAAATTACGTATTCAGGCATTATATTTTACAGAGAGATTATTTTTATTACCAAGCTTGTTCTCCATCGTCTTCTTCTACTTCTAGATTACCTGCTTGAAATTTACCAGCTAGATCTGTAATAAATTTACCCACTTTGTGAAAGATTGGGGCTTTCTTTGCTAAATCTGTCACATCTTGGCTGATGAAGTCTGTAATATTTTGAGGAGGAACTGTCGGAAGACCTAAACGTTTTCTTGTGGTAGAATAGTATAATGCATTTACTAATCCTTGTATATAGCGTTGACAATTTGAAAATATTGGATCGTACTGATCAAATCTATCACTATTATAGGTTGTTTTTATAGCATTTGCAATTAATTGATTTAATGTTGGTTGATGATCTTCTATACCAACTGCCATTTGTTGAACATTTTTTCCCTTTTCCTTAAAGCTTGAAACTTTATCCCACTGAATCTTTGGTCGTCGTTCTGTTTTTAAATAAATGTATTCTCCAGTATCTTTATTAAATAATTCTAGAATACCTGCTAAATGATAAATTTCATCATATTTACCTTTTAATTTATTGAATTCTCCAGCAGATAACCAATTAGAAACTTTCTGTACAAATGATTCAACTGGAGATCTCACAATATTAATCCCTTTTACTATATAATTTCCATATTTTAGAAGAATATCATCTGTTGCTTTAGAGCCAGTTGTGTTTTGCTTTCCAACTGGCTTTGTGTATCCGACCATGTCTTTGGCAAGTGCTGGATCAATATCTCCTGCAAATCTTCTTGCTTTAGTTTTTGCAGAGAGAAGACCACCTAATGATTTATTTAGAAAAGTAGATGGATCAACAATATTAAAATCCTTAGCAATAATTGACCAATATTTTGTTCTATTTTCAGGACTCCTTAATAATTTCTCTGCATCGACTAAATCATCATTAGTTACATTATTATCTACTGGAAGACCTCTTATTTCATTAAATAAAATTTGTAAATCAGGAATTAATTCACGATCCATTTCGAGATAATTTGTGTATTCATGAGGAATGGTTGTTCTAATAATATCAAGAAGACCATCTTCAAATACTAGTTCTGTTACTTTCTGTAAAGCTTTTTCAAAATCTTCTTTGTACACTTCAGCATTTTCTATATAATTATGTAATGGCATATCTCTACGATCATTATCATAGATATAGAACGCTTTGAATATTTCTTTTCCAATGTTTCTTAAGTCATTGTCTGCAGTTAATAAATATGATTTGATATCTCTTATATCTTTCTCTAGTTTTCTTTCAAGTTCTTTTTCTACTTCATCTCTTAAGAAATTAGATTTTTCAATTATGCTTGAGACTTTATCTGATATTTCATCGTAAATTTCATTTTTCTTTTTTATATCGTTCTGCCAATGAACTGGTCTCACAGAAATATATTCTTCAAGAATTCTAGAAAATATATTAGGATTATAAGTTATAACATTTGTTGGATCTCTTGACTGTTCTCTATACTTATCTACGACATATTTTATAAAATCTTTTATAGAATTTTCGTAAGCCTTCTCAGCTAGGGAATCATAATCGATTTCTTTTTTTGCTTTAGGAATTTCTAAATATTTTTCTTTTTTAGGATTTGGAGGTATAGGTTTTACTCTAATACGTGAATTGAACGATACTTTCGATTTTGATTTTCTCGGCATTTATTATATAATATTACAAGAAAACAAATCTTTACTAATTATATATAACAAATTATGGATGCCTCATTGCGAAAGAAGATAAAAGTTGCTGTTGCTAATTTACTGAAAGAAAAGGCTGGTAAGGGTCTTATGGCTCATCACCGTCGTCGGTCTGCTTCCCGTGCTAGAAGCCATTCACGTTCTCGATCTATTGGTCGTGGCGGAGAGTTAGTTCTTCCGTTAGACCGTGAGGGTGGCCGTCTACGATCTCGCTCACGATCAAAGTCTGCTTCCCGTGCTAGAAGCCATTCACGTTCTCGATCTATTGGTCGTGGCGGAGAGTTAGTTCTCCCGTTAGATCGTATTGGTGGTCGTTTGCGATCTCGTTCACGATCAAAGTCTATTGGTCGCTCTCGCTCTCGATCTATTGGTCGTAAAGCCGGTGCAGTCGTACTAAGTGGTCTTGGTGCTAGAAAGCGATCCCTTTCTCGTGGACGTAGAGTATCTACTCCTGCTCAGAAACATGCTCATGCTCTTGCCAAGAAAGCCATGGAATACAAAGTTAAACATGGTGTTACTCTAAAACAGGCTTGGGCTCATATTCGTAAGTAAATATTTTTATAAAATCATATTTTGCTAAAATATTTATATTTTTTTCTTAGATATAAATATATTATAGAAAAAATGGAAACTTTGAAATCTTCAGAAGACATTGAGTACTATTTTACAACTGATGAACCTAAAAATGATGAAGATTATAATCCTATTGCTTTAATAAGCAATGGAGTAAACAAAGGTGAAAAAATATTTATTCTAAAGGATTTAAAAGAGAATGATAAAAACCTAACTCGTGGAGGAATGGAAGTATTAACAACTTTTCTTGAACGATTTTACCCTAAACTTGCTAAAGTTAGATTTTATAATTTAATTGATCTTATTGTTGGAAAGCCATTAGAAAAAGAAGACTTAGTTGCAGTAAAAATTTATAATGAATTTATGAAATATAAACAAGAAAAACCGGCTATTTATTTTGAACATTCTACATTAGAAGTGATTCCTGATTTGAAAAAGAGAGAAGTGATTTATATTTCCGCTAGATCAGGATCGGGAAAAAGCACTTGGATTGGGGGTTATGTTAAATTATGGCGTAGAATGAATAAAAAATCACCCATTTGGCTCATTAGTACAAAGCCTTTATCAGAAGAACCTGCTTATCAAGGTTTATCTCTGAATCAATTAGATATTTCTGTTCCTAATTTAAAAAAAATTGTAGGAGTTGAAGACAAACCGATGAAAAAATCAAAGTCGATGTATGATTTTAGCACTGGAGATTTAGAATCTGAAGCTGATCCTGAAATGCAAAAGAAACCTAATATGAGTCATATTGATTTAACACTGCAAGAGACTAATGTGGCTTACCGTAATTTTATTGATGAAGATACTGGAGCTTCCATGGTAATTATGGATGACTTCGATGGTTTATCTAAGATTCAAACTGATTTATTATATAACATTCTAAAATCTATTGCAGAACTTGGGAGAGCAAAGAATATTTATCTAATTGTTTGTAGGCATTCGTTAGCCGATGCCTATAAGACTAAATGTATTATTAACGAGGCCACGAAATTTGTCATTTTTCCCAATGGATTAAGTAAGGATGGGATTAGTTATTTTGTAAATTCAAAGTTAAATATTAGTCGAGATGCTTTTCTTGATATTATGAAGTTAAAAGGACAACATATTTGGGCATCTATTTCTACATGTTCTCCTCAACACTATATAACACCTCATAGCGTTATAATGATTTAATTCGTCTAATAATATCATTGATCCATTTTGCTTGTTTTGTAGTTATTCTTATAGAAGCAAAAACATTTAAAATAAAGTTTCTATCTCTTTCACTTTGAATTACAGAAAGAATATCATTATAATCTTCATTTGAAAGTGAATCTCCTTCTTTATAATAATAAGAAAGTTTTTCATATGAAAGGGGAATTGATTTATTAATTTTATTTAGAATTCTATTAGAAATACGTGATAGTGTTTCATTATTTTTATTTGATTTATCCTTTGTAAAATACATGGATTCCTTTGGATAAAGATATTGAAAATTTATTAAATTTGAGACCTGTATTTCATTTAATGTTTCTATTTTACCTTTTAGCATCTTTTTGTAACTATTTTCTAGTGATTTACATATAAGAAAATCATCCTCAGATACTTTCTTCACACATTCTGAACCTACTTCTAGAATGTTTCCATTTTTTTGGTTTTTAATTTGGTATCCATAGATAATTATATGGTTACAAATACACTTTGCATTTAAGTCGTTATAGTGTTCGTGTATAACTCCAGTAAATTTCCATTCTTTTAGCATCTCATTGTAATTGGTTGAGTCGCTTTTTGATTTTAGAACCTCTTTGAACATTTCAAAATAACTTGGCATATATATTCTATAAATATAAAAAATTTTTTAAATAATCATTTTATTTATGTAAAATCAGTAAAAATATTCATTATTAGTTCCATTTGGTATAAAATTTTGGATGATATTATAATTTTTTTCCCTATAATTTTTTTTATAAACTCAATTGAATCATCACTGTGCTTTAATCTCTTGATATATTTGCTCGTCAATTTTTACACTTGGTTCCTCATATTTCTCGGTTGCTATTATGCGTGTCAAAAGGAACGGAATTGATGTCTTGGTTTTTACTATCATTTCTTTCAAGTGGCTATAACTAGTAGTTTCTCCATCCATTATTAATTCATATGGTTTATTTCTTAATACAGTAAATGATTCATCTTTCTTTGTTAATTTTCCTGATTTTATAGATTGAAATGCTTTAGTATCTGATATTTTAAAAAACTTTGCTAAATCTTCTATTGTGTCAAAATCGTATGAAGTTCCTTTTATATCTTTTGCTGTATATTTTAACATTTTTCTAATCTTGAAGTCGTTTGTTATTCTTGTATGTCCTGTCATTTTCCTATTATATATATAATTAAGAAATTTTTTTTAAATTAAATATTTTTAAAATCCTAAATCAATTTTATTTTAAATTTAAAAAATTATTTTGGGGGAGGGAGTGAAGTCAGGGAGAGTAAAAATAGGAGGGTGAAATTAAATTTTTGGTTCAAAATGTGTTTTTTACAGTTGCTTGGGGATGGTAGGAGAGTGTGGGGGGTATTTTTCATTTTTTCCCATAAATTTTAAAAGTAGTAATTATTTTTGAATTACTACTTTCATTTTATATAGAAATTTCATTTTTACCCTCCGCACCCTCCCTACCCTCCCCTCCTATCCTTTTTATTTTTATTTTGATAGTAAAAAAATAAAAAGGAAGAGAGATTTAAAAAAAGCAACATGGGGAGAGTGGCGGGGAGAGTGGGGAGGGTGAAATTCCAAAGTTAAAATTAAAATAAAAGTTAAAG